ATTACTAAACTGATTAAATGTAAAATCAGAATCCCCAGTAAAAGCACCGTTATATGCAAATTGCACTTGATTGTTAGCACCACCTGGATTAGTAGCAGGTAAATTAGTTAAAGCAGAGCCATCTCCTGCAAACCCTTCGGCTGTTACTACTCCCGAAGTCCGATTAAATTTAAAATCGTAGGGTGATCCACCCTCTGAATTAGTATTTGAAGAACCTGCTAATGAACCACCGAAATAATATTGAACATCATCACCTGTAGCATCTGATGACCCTGATGCTCCTAAGACTGTATTTGCCTCGTAGTCTAAGCCTAATATAAGCGAACCTACAGGGTATATTGTTTCAGGGAATACCTCAGCTCCTACACTACCAACCCTTACTACAAATTGATTCTGAAATGAAGATCCAGGTTGATTAGCATAATCGTTAGGTATTATTAAAGGGTTAGACCCATCAGGGAAGGTGAGAACAACTTTAGAGTATCTAAGCATCCTACCCTTCATATCATTTTCAAGATATATAATTCCTAAAGTTAAAGGGTTTCCACTACCATCAACGTTAGGTATTTCTGTACTAACAACTCCATACGCTTGTTCCGCTAGAAATTCATTGGTTCTCACATCTATACCCTTTACAGCAGAGTTAATTGCTGAAACATCACTGGTTAATTTTTCTATACTTTTCGCCATAACTTAGTCTCCTTTTATTCTAAACCATTCACCTTCCATAATTTCGCTATTAGCCTTAAATGTACCACCTAAAAACATATAGTATTTTGCGGCTGCATCATCGCTATTTAGTTTGTATTTAACTATATCTAAAGGCGATATATTAGCACTTTGAATACTACCTTGTAATATTTGAAGTGGACTTTGTTGCATTTCTAAAAACTCTTTTACTAATAGCTGTGTAGCTATTTGTCCTGCTGCTGAATTAGAACCTCTATAAAGGTTAGATGTTATAGCGTTATTGTTTATATCTGTAATTGCAAAAGTTGCATCTGACTCAGTAACACCAATAACAACATCGTCTAAATCAAAATTTTCTGTAGAGGTTGAACTAGAGCTTGTTTCAGTATATCTAGCTTCGTTAGTAGATAAAGATGTCGTTTCTACAGCTTCTAAAGTTATTTCTTCGGATATAGATGATTTAGTAATTAAATTTACATTTACAGGTGACATACTTCTATAGCCTCCGCCTCCACCTATTCTGTGTTTAGTGTAATCAATATTAGTTTCTATTTTAACAAATATATTACTTGTATTTGGTAGTGATGGTATCTCTACACCAAACTTTAACCTACCTCTAAAATTATATTCATTATTAGCCTCAGTAAATTTAATTATATCACCATCATTTTCGCTAAATATTTCAGGATTACTTCTAGCTCCCACAGAACTACCTGTGTTAAATTTAAAAGAATAAGGACTACTAAAAGAATCTGTTGGTGGGTTACTAACTATTCGACCTCTAGATAAAATAATTCTTTTTTCTGTAGTTGTCCACTCTAATTCATTTTCAATAATATTTATTTTTAAATATTTATCTGCAACTCCTGAAGCTACTGCTTTAATAGTTACGTAAGAATGAAAACTTTGAAATCCTGACCTTATATCAAAGAGACTTCCTAGTGTACCTAAATTAGTATTAGGCATTTTCTCTGTGTAAGTAGAAAACCAATCTAAATTATAACTTTGATTATCCACAATTTGACCTCCGTAAACATAATCATCTTCTGAACCAAAATCTGTTATATCTGTTTGTCCTAAAGCGAAAGCAGAACCAATAGAAGTAAAAACGGTACTAACCGATTTAAACGGAGCTTCGTAGGTGAAACTTGACCCACCTAATAAAGCGTTAGTAGATTGATTTATTTCGCACAGATTTGTTTGACTTGATGAGGTTGCGGTATAAGTTTCGCTATTGTAAGGGTAAAAAATATTCCCACCGTTTGTAGTGCCTATGTAATGATTCGGTTGTATGAAGTTGTATTTACCTTCTGCTAAGAATCCTACTGTGTTAAATATCTTTAACGCTTCTTGAAAAGCGTCTGATTCTTTATATTCAAAAGGAAAGTTTGTGTTAGTAGCGAAAGCACCTTTACAAATATAATATTTACTTGCATCATCAGTAACAACACCTTGGTCGGCTGCGGTGTGCCAGTCTATAGCTGTTTGTATGAAATTCACACCACTAGGGCAAGGTAAATCCTCAGTTTGGTGAACTGTAACGTAACTCAATACACCTACAAAATTGTTGTTTGTGTAAAAATGAAGCCCTTTACCTCCACTTGCTGCGGACTGAGTCCAAGTAAAAGTCTTTAATCCTGTAGAGGTTATTGACCCGATTGTTGATCCACTTCCTCCATCAATTACAGTTAATGTACCAGAAGTTCGAGATTGAACTAATATATTAACTTCATAAGTATTGCCTACAATTAAAGTTTGACCTTCACAAGATATTGATTTACGACTTCCTGTTTGTCCGTTTATTGTAAGGAATCCGTTTGCAATAACATCATTTGAAAGCAACTCCCACCCTTTATAACCTAAAAAATCAGGGTTTTCGACTAAATTGACTGCCGCTAAATCTGTATTGTGTAAGAAATCTAAATATATTCTAGAAAAGTTATGGTTTTCTTGCTTTTGTTCTTCACTACTAAAAGTAGAGAAAAGTTGTTTCTCGTAATATCCGTATGAGTCAGTAGCTGTTATGCGAGATACGTAAGGGTATGGTGCGTTTTCTATAGTATCAAAAGATGGTTGAATCCATCCGTACCACCAAATGTTAGCCGAAGCTGTTGAACTCTTATAGATTCTTATAAAATATTCTTTAAAACCTGCATCTAATATATCGTATAAATCAGTCTCGTCAGTATCGGTTCTAACCATTAGACTTAGCACACATTCTGACCCTAAAAATATTCTATCTCTAGTTGATCCTTGTCCGTTCCAAGTTATTTCAAACCCTTCACCACCTAAAGTCATATCGGTTGATGTACCTGAGAAATCCTTTTTATGAATCTCTACATACCAATCAGTACCCTTCTCACCTTTAACTATAGTATCTCTATACTTTCCGTATGATGCCATATCCGCTTACCTTCTATTTTTTCTACGTTCTGCTCTATCAAATACGATTAATAAGTCGTTACCCGATATTCTTACATCAGGGATGACCGAACCACCGCCGCCTAAAGCATTGTTAGGTATGATTGTTCCGCTTGCTCCAGGAACAAATAACTCAGGACCTTTCTCTCCTACTAAACTCATTTTACCTACAGGTGGTCTACCTCCTTCTGCGAAAGCTCCTCCCATTAGACTACCTAATATATCTTTAGTACTTGTAAATCCTTCTGCACCAAAACCTCCAAGTCCAGGGAAGCTAGAAAATATAGCTGACAATATCAACGATTTAACAAGTAATTTTAATAACATTTTACCTATCTCTATAAATATGTTACCCAAACCTTCAAATAGGTTTTCACCACTCGCTACTACATTAGCAAACGAATCTGCAAAAGAAGTGGCAATGTTTACACTAAGAGCTGTAACACCATTATTAAATCTTTCCGTAGCAGCTTCAGCCATTGCTACATCTGCTAGGTATTGTTGATATTCAGCTTGATAGTCAAATTCTGAAGCTACAAATTCTTTTTTATCATCGGGAGCTTTTGAGTCATCTGTACCCATATCAAATGTAAAAGCATCTTTTACACCCTTAACTATGTTAGACTTAAATTTAGAATACTTTTTATTGAACTTTTCAAAAGAATCTGTTATAGAAGTTATTTTTGTTAATTCATCATCAGGTATTATTTCAAATTCTTTACTAGGTTGAAAGTCTTTAAAAATCTTTATACCAAATTTTGCCGCAGTAGTTTGTAAAAATTTTACAGTATTATTAAATATTTTTATAAAAAAGTTAGCTATTGATGCTGCTGTATTTTCAAATCTTTCTGTTATTGCTTTTCGATTCTCATCAGCGTAAGTTGCTAATGCACCAAACCCTTTTATAAGTAAATCAATTACAAATAAAATCGCAGCTATTTTAAGAGCCATAACACCTAAAGCTACTGCGAATGGACCTAATACAGCTAATCCTGCAACAAAAGCACCACCTAAACCACCTACAATTAAAATAATTGGACCTAAAGATGCTGCTATAGCTCCTGCTATAAGTATCATCTTCTTTGTTTTAACATCTAGGTTTCCAAACGCTTTTGCTAATTCTGTTATTTTACGAATCATTGGTAGTAGGGCTTCAGCCATCAAGCCACCCATTTCGATTTGCATTGCATTCATCGCACTTTCCATCAATGCTATTTTGTGATCCGCAGTTAATTTTGCTAAATCACCCATTGTTTTCATTGCGGTGGTATTCCCTTTATACTCTGCTGTAAGGTCTTTTACTTTATCTCTATTTTTAGATAATATAAGTAATTGCTTACTAAACCGTTTACCTGCTATCTTAGTTGCCCTTTCTAAACCTAATTCTCCTTGAGAAACTAAATCTAAAGTATCAGATAAACTTATACCTTTTTCTTTTAAGGTGATAAATAAAGAGTTAAGTGATGTACCTGCTCTAGATGCTTTAATACCGTTATCGATTAAGACCCCCATCATAGCGGTCAATTCCTCAATATCTACATTTGCCGCACTAGCTGAAGCACCTGCATTTGCAAACGCAGTAGTAAATGTGTTAAGTTGAAGTGAGGAATTAACAGTAGCTTGTGCTAAAGTATTTGCTACCCTAGCTCCTTCTGAGGCATCTAAACCAAAAGCGTTTATAGTTGATGCTACTGAGTTCGCTGCAATGTTTAAATCTTCTCCTGCTGCAATAGACAAATTCAATATAGCCTCTGTCATATCGACTATCGCCTCAGTTTTAAAACCTTTACGACCTAAAATTTCTTGTAGTTTTGCTACCTGTGTTGCTGTAAATACAGTAGTTGCACCAAGTCTTTTTGCTTCAGAAGTAAGTAATTTAATTTCATCTTTACTAGCTTGAGTTACCATAGCAACTCTATTCATTCCAGACTCAAAGTCTCTGAACGCTTTAAAGGCAGAAGTACCTAAAGCAGTAAGAGGTGCTGTAATACCAAATGAAAGAGTAGAACCTATACGAGCTGCGTTTGCTGCAAAACCTGCTATAGATTTATTTGCTTTACCTAAACCTGCTTCTAGCCCTTTTATATTGGCTGCTACAATTATCGATATAGTCTTAATTCCACCCATTGTATTCTATTTAATTATTGTCGTATCGTTTTAGTACAGATTGCACATATTCTTTTGAAGGCAATGCGTCTTGTTTCTTCTTCTTAGCCTTCTCATCATTATCCCAAGGGAAAGGAAGAACCTCACTAGGTTTCATCTTCTTCTTAGAGTGTGGTGCAATCGTAGAGTGTACTATCATCCTGGTTTGCTCCCACCTATCTTGCATTAGTTGTTCTTGATAAGCGTTAAACCCGACTAACTGATTGTTAAAGGTTCGTGGGGTTAAGTCATAAAGTTCATCACAACCTAACCCCATTCTACCTAATCCTATCTGTTCGAGTCTGTCCCAATCAATTTCTCCAGATTCTTCATCGACTTCCTCTCCCTCAACTACTTTCCCTCGCTCTGAGGTTGGTCAAGTTGGAAAGCCTCGAATATATCGTTGATTTTTGAGAACTCCTCGTTATCAAGCCATTCTTCAATATCAGCTACTTTGTACTTAAATGGTTCGCCAATCTTCTTAGCTCCTGCTTTTAATCCAAAATATGTAATGATACCGATGTGGTCTATCTCCGATCCTAACTGATTCATTTCGCTTAACTTTAATCCGCACTTATTACAAATGTCTTTTAAAGCTAAATAACTAAACCTGATTGGTCGTTCTTGACCGCCTATTTCTACCTTTTTCATTTTGTTCCTTTTTTTTTAATTTATTAGTGTTTAAGAGAATACTTGTTTTACCGAAATAAAACTCAACCATACTAAAGTTGTAGCTGAAGTCCTTTTAATAGATAGATGACTTATCCCTGGGTTTACATAAACCTTGTGAGTCCCAACACTACTAGGTAACACAACATCATCTGATCCTGAACCATCAATTAGTGTAATAGTACCTGCCGTACTTGTGTGTACTGTATATTCAAGGCAATACTTTTCATTTGCAATAAAAACATCGTTCCTTTGAATTTGTGGTGCTGAACCTTGTGTGGTATCAAATTTAGCATAACCACCTTCCACTACACCACCGTTTGATGCTGTCCAATAACTAGGGTCATCAAAGTAAGGGTCTTCTACCAACTCGTGACCTAAACCATTAATAAATATCTCAGAAGTACCTGTGAACGAAGCAGAATAAGTTGCATTGTCCTCGACTCCTGCATCTACAGAAACACTATTTACAAACGCTTTACCTTGGTAACAATCTACCTCAGTCGGGTTTTGATAATCCGTAGCGGATGTACTCGTTTCAACTTGCCACGAAGCGGTTATTACCTTGTCTGCTGTGGTTTGGGTTTGAAAACTTCCACCTGGATATATATAAAGGTTCACCCCGCGTAAATCCGATCCTGACACAACTGAATCGGTAGTTACTTTTACTCTAGTCCAAGAACTTGTGCTTAAACCTGTTATTTTCTTTATAGCACCACTTGTTGACGATACAGTCCCATTACCTTCTATTTTTTCTATACTTGTAATAGCATCTACATCAGAACTAGAATCGCTGTCGAATATAATTCTAAATTCACAAGAATTTGCTGTAGCCGAAAATGCTTTAAGATATAATGACCAAGTAATTCTTTTGCCTTCAACCAATTCTATTGGTGCTGTATAGCGGAGGCTTCTATGAGTACCATCACTACTTACATTTACTTGAGCTGCTGTAAATTGACCAAATGGGTCTTCGAGGTGTTTAGTTAAAGTAACATTACTTAATGCCCAATAAGAAGAATCTCCATAAACCTCCTCAGTAGCTACTAAGTTGCGAACTCTGTCGGAAAACTTAACATCTACTGAATCGCCTACAATTAAATCTTCTGTAGCAGACTCAACTCCTACGGCGTTGTTTACATCCCATAGAGCATCCGTACTTAACTCAAAAGAACCTAATCCTTTAGCGTTTTCTTGCCACCCTTGAGAGTCTTTCGTAGTAATATCACGTAAATCTTTACTTACACCAATAGATGCAGAGGTACTATAAGCGATTGGTTGATATACTAAAAATTGACCTGATTGAAGTACAACTATTTCGACTGCACCTGCTTTGAACTCGGCTTCAAAATCGACTAATTCTAGTGTAGGTACAGGTCCGTTTGCTCCGTTAGTGACATCAATATATGTAAAAGAACCGTCCACCACTTGACCTGTAATATTGTAGCCGTAGTTTGTACTTAATGCCTCCCCTACCCTAAATACAACTTGGTTACCTGTATTTGAAAATAAATTTACTGCTACTCCGTCAGAAATATCACCTGAAGCATCAGTTATATTATTAACTTTAATATCTTGACCGCTTGTAAAATCCTTAATAGGAGTAGATGACTTTACCTTAATTCGAGTTATCTGCGGTTGAGCAGGAGTAGTTTTCTTGTAGACTAATAAATCCGATGCGTTTTTAATTGCCATAATTTAAATGGATTTAAAAGTTAATACTATCCTTGAGTTAATACACCTGTACCTGTAAGTGAAACTGAGTAAGTTGCGTTTTCTTCTACACCTGCATCTACGCTTAAAGAAGTGATAAAAGCGTTACCAACATAGTAAGTAGTACCATCAGAAAACTTTACAGTTACTTCAGGGTTTGATGCTACCATTTGAGTATACAACTCTTTTACGTTTTTAGTATTTGCGGTTGTACTTGTAAACTCTACAAATCCATCTCCTGAAAGTTCCCAAGATTTAAGACCTGCTAATGATTCAGACCATCCTGCACTTGATTTGTTAGTAGAGTCTCTAAGGTCTCTAGAAACAGATAAAGAAGCAGAAGTACCAAATAAAAGTTTGCTTACTACTGATCCGTGTACTGTACCTGCTGTGTCGCTTATAGTAATAACAACATCGGTTGCGTTTAAAATTGCCATTTTATTTTAGTTTTTAATTATTAAACAGTTGAAAGTTAAGTTTTTGTAGAATTTTTCGGGTTGCTTATAATACTCGTCATCTAGGTTCATAAACCTAAACTTAGCAGTATAGGATTGTCCATCCTCACTATAAGTTACCTGATACAAGTCTAAAGCCTCTACAACTGCTTTAGCTTGGTTATATGTTGTTCCATATCCTTCTGCATAACAAGATATGTTTACTGATACATCACAAGATTCTAACGAACTGCCCTTAGACATAAAGTTAGATACATTCGCTATCTCGTAAGTCGTTGCAGGATAACCTGTCCCTTGTGGTATTATTACAGGGAATACCTTTGCACCTGTTACCTCTTTTACAGATACTGCTGTAAGTAACCCGAAAGAGTTGTTTACTGTACTGTGATTCCAAAAAGTTAAATAGTAGGTTGCAGTTGAGGTGGCTGTAAAACTAAAACTAATTGTTCCTGTTCCTGCTGAATTATGTACACCTTCGTGTATTGTTGAGTTTGCAGCAAATGTACCAATATCTACGCTTGTTGCATAAGATGAATTATATGAATATTCGCAGAAATATAATTTACCCTCCTCTACACTTATAGCTGTATAGCCTAGGGATTCTAATCCTGCTAATGTACTAACCTTTAGATTGTTGTTCTCTACAGAGATACTTCTAGGTGGTGTAGTTTGTGTTGCCCACCCCGTAGTATCGTTCCAAGTATTATTAGATATAATCTCAGAACCAAGAGTCTTACCATTTGCGTTAACAAAGTTGGCATTACTCTTTAATCTATCGTTTATCTTCTGTCCTATTACTGCAAACATCTAAAATCCTGCTTTTTTTATCATTTTATCTATCAACCTCCCTAAGTCTTTTTCAGCCTTGGCTGATACTTGACTTCCCATTGATTTTGCCGTTATCTCAAATACGTTAGGAAACTTAATTAAAGCTCCTGACCTATCTTTATACCCTTCTATTTGCATCGCAGCAAGGTTTTTACTTGCCTTGCCTTTAAAATAGTGTGGGTTTACTTTTTTTAATCTTGGACCAACAAACAACCCAGGTTGCTTTGACTTTCTTGCAGTAACAACTCCAATCGTATCTGACGTTCTCATCCCTTGCTTGTAGCTTTTGGATGATGGATCGTATCTTAGACCAGGGTTTTTACTTTTAAATTGGTTCTTATAAGCCCTGCTGACACCTCTTGAAAGCATATTAGCAGCAGGTCTAAGAGCCTTATTTATTTCAGTTCGAGATTTTTTAGCAGTTAATCCTAGATTTTTAAGTCCTCTTTTAACTCTTTCAACTCCCTCTACCTTTATTGTAAAGTTTTGTTTCTTTTTTGGTTTAGCCATACTAGACAGGTGATTGTGTTGGTAAGTCTTGTTTAACGAATACCTCGATAAACTCTTTACGAGGGTCTATAACAAAACCTAGAATCTCATAAATATCACTTGTTTCAACTTCTTCAACAATCCAGTTTGACTTAATATTTTTAGTTTCGCTTGAGTATCTTATAGTATAAACAAACCTACCATAAGATTGAAGCTCATCTCCCTCAAACTTCTCCTCGATGTCTCTAAGAGTCTTTACGTTCTTATTAGCCCAAACCGTAGCCAGAACAGAATAAGTGTTTGTAACACCTCCAAAATCATCTATTGCAGTAGTTAACGACTTTAACTTAATCCTTTGATTAAAATCTCCTGCTTTTATTTTACTGATAAATGCCATATCTTAATGATAGCATTTGTAAGGTTGTAATAGTATCTCAGAAGCCATAGGGAAGCTACGCTTTCTATCTTCTCTGAAATAATACATATCGCTTACGATTAACTTAA